TCATCGGATCCTTGGAACGCACGATATCGCGCAGCTTAATAGCTTCGACATTTGCTGACATCGGATGTGGATTTTGCTGTACGCAAAGAGAAGACAATGCTTCATGTGCCGGCAAGCACTGTGGATTTAAGGGTGTTAGGAATCCGACTCGTAAACAACGAGCCGTCACCAGTTTTCTTCTTAGGGGGTACCAAGAAGTTCCACCACCCAGGTGTGGTGCTCAGAGGTCCAGCGCACGCAACGCAGCTTCAGTTCGTGCTGCGTGGAACGTCGGGTCAACTCCGGCACCGTCATCGGACTCGAAAGTGCTCATCCGTGGGTCATCACCTTTAAACGCGGCAACGCGCGTGGTGCCCTCGGGATCAGCCTTAACAAACAAGCCAAGAGGATCCGCTTGTGTTTCGTCCAGGAGCTTCTTAGGCACCATTTTGGACTGGATCCCCGCCCATGTCGTCTGGGACCTGAGCGATTCGTCAAACTCGCGGAGCTCGCCTGAGGTCATACCATAGTCCTCGGCAACCCTTGCGTATTGCTCATCACTCGAATTGGGGTCCCACGGGTGCGGCCCTCCCGCGATCTTCATGTATAGCTCGCGGTCCTCCTCGTAAATACGTCGGAGTTGCCCCTCTAAATCGTCAGGAGAGAGGGGTGTGCCGTCCCCGAGTGGGGTTAGTACGATCCCGTACAAGCACGCTAGCGCATAGAGGTAGGCGCCAACGATGGGTGTGCGGCTATCAACCGTCCAGTAACCACGAAGCTTAAGAATAAAGCGTTCACGGTCGCGGTTAACAGCCAACGAGATCTTGTCGAGAGCCTTCTCGATCTTGCAGTAGCAAGAAGGCGAGCGGAGCGGGCATGGGTAGATACGGCTGAGATACTCAACATGTTCCTCAGCCACGGCGGAAGTGGTCTCGAGCTTGCGCACGAATCCATCCATCCTATCTACGTAAGTCATTGCCCGCTCCCACATCTCGTCGTCGACATATGGCGTGGCTGGGTCGAGCCCATCGTCTCCGTACTTCGGACCAATCCAGTGGTACGCAACACTTATCACACGATTCCCGGTGGTCCTCGGAACCGTATGAATCTTATCAAGTGCCCACGTTTTCTGGATAATGCGCAGATGCTTAAGGAACATCTTGTAAGTGAGCTCGTCTGGTATCGTGCCCACCTCGAGGTCCCCCTCGTCTTCCATCGATCGGAAGACCATCGCAACGCAGGTCGTCTCAAGTTCACGCTCGGCAAAAGCGTCGGTGTTCAGAACGGTAGTGATGCCGGTTCCACTAGCGTTCTTCCAACCGGAAGACATGACCTTCGGACCAACCTGGAGGGGCATGTGAAAGCAGCCGTCGTAAATGCGCAGCGCCCTCGCCTTGTCACCGGTAGTGATGAAATACTCGATGAGCCTCCGGGTGATCCGGTTTGAATGTTTGCAGTGTTTCTCGTCCGCAGTAGTATAGTCCACGCTACGGACGCCACCGCCTTCGTGGTGGAGTTCATGGATGTGGCTCTTAAGATACGCCTCAGTGACGGCTTCAGAGAGCTCGTCAGGCGATGAGCCAGGATTGTACCAACTTACACCGCGGGAAACCGCGGACTTCTTCAGCACAAGCTCCAGAGTCTTGCCCAGCACACCTGACTGTAGAGATATGTCAGGGGCGGGGTTCTGGACACCACGGGGGCATGCGC